TCTAAACCCCAAACTTGAAATATAGAAGACTTACTAGATTTTAAAGTAATTGCTGTAATAGGATGAGCTGCTGCTTCTGGAATAGGAAACCCATCATCTGAAGCAACCTCAATATCAAAGTTTACAATGTTTATATGGTTAGGATTAAATTTAATATCTGATGGAAACTTATCTGTAATGAATTGATGGATATAATTTGTAGTACCATAGGCTTTAAAGCCATCCATTTCACCATGAAATTCCAACCATTCTTTAGCTTCTTTCATGCTATCACATGGTCTTGGCTTTACATATCCACCATCAAAGGAAACAAACTTAGTAGGAGTTTGAGACCTCGTGTAAAGAGTTGGTTTGAATTTTTCTTTATATGAAATAGGCGCGCCACTATCATTATATCCACGGTACATGATTGTGTTGCCATAACGATTCACAGACGTATAGAATGACAATAGAATACCTCCAGTTAGATTTATATTCTACCATATTTTTGGGGGTTTGTAAACCCCTTTATTTATGATGTTAATATTTTTGAGTGGGGTAGTTGTAGTTGATCGCATAATTCTTGGATATAATCTAAGTTGTTAGATGTGAAAGTACACACATGATTTCCACCACCTGGTCCGTTTGTTTGGAATAGTGAAAGTGCACACCCATGTTCTTTTGCGAATTGTTTGATTTCTGATTTAGTTGAAGTATAGGCGATATCCGATATTAGAACGTAAGTCATAATGTTTTCTCCTTTTTGATTAGTACAGTCTATACTAAAAAAGGGGGTTTGTAAACCCCCTAAATGCATTTAATTGAAATTTTTTATGCTAAGGCTTTTGACCTCCAGTCCATAATTATTTTTTCATACCATGCAGGGTTTTTATTCTTTAGTATATTTAAAGGAGCACCGTCTGAACCTTTTTTGTTTCGTGCTTCAACGTATTCTTCAACAGTAAAATTTTTAATAAGTTCTTTAACAAACTTTGCTTTTGTAAATGGTCCATTATATTTAAACCGTGCAATGAACAATTCCATAGGCTGGCCAACCCGACTTGGATGACAGTTTGGAGCAACTTCATCCCATGTAGGTTGACCTTCGTAAGTACCTGTGTACTCAAGATATCCGCCATGATAGGTAAATTGTGATTTGTTAAACTTTGTCATATATTTTCTCCATTTGATATAACTATACTACCATAGTTTAAATCGATTGTACACCATTAAATGCAATTAATTTGCATTTTTTTTTACTTTTTTTCTGAAACAAACTCATAAAGTTTATCAGCTTGATTTTTGATTTCTTCTGGAGTAATCGCTTTTGGAATGTATTTTTGATAAGCTTCTAAAGCTTGTTCAGTGTTATCTTTATACATTGCCATTGCTTTATATGCTAGTTCCATTTGCATGTCGTATTGCTTGTCTAGCATTTCTTTTGCCATGTTTAAAACATCATAGCGGATTTGATATGGATTTGACATTTAAGTCTCCTGTGTTATGTGTGTGTTAGACCTGAGGGGCCATGACAGCCCCTCCGCTGTGATTTTTCTGTCAGCTTTTCTTTAGCTTTGCAATTTCCATCATACAATTTTTAGCTTCTTCATGATAACCAAGTGAAGCTAAATGTGATGCTGCTCTGCTGTATCCAATAATCTCACAGGTATTTTGAATCCCCTGCCAGATTCTGGAGATAATAGAACGACGACCAATAGTAACGCTTTCAACATAGAACATTACACCCATCCTCTTAGATTAGGATTCATGTCTACATCAGCGCGGGCAATAGATCTAATATCACCTCTATTTATACCAATGTCATTCAATTCTGCATCTGTCAATCTACTTAATTCTTTTACGGTATCTTTGTATTGCCTTTGGCGTTTTACATAAGAATTCCAAGTTTTGAAAAAATCCAAAAGACTTTCAATCGGATTCCGTAAGTAGTTGCTTATTGTCAGTATGTGTTGTGTCATTTTCGACCTCGTTAAATTTTCCAATGTTAATTTTACGAGGACGCATTTCTTCAGGGATGACGTACTTCAATTCAATTGCAAGAATACCATCCTGAATATCTGCTCCGTGCACTTGTACGTGCTCAGACAGCCGGAACGTGCGTTTAAACTTCTTGGTAGAAATACCACGATGAATAAATTCACGACCTCTTGACTTGTGATCCCCAGCCACAGTTAAAGTACGATCTTTAACTTCTACAGAAAGTTCGTCTTTCGAAAATCCAGCAATTGCAAGTTCAATTAAATAGTCACTTTCACCTACTTTAATAATATTGTGAGGTGGATAATGATCATTCGCATGTTTTGCTGTCCATTCAAGTTCATTGAATAGATGATCGAATCCTACAAAAGATGAACGGGGAAAAAGTTGTTGTAAGCCTGTCATTGTTATCTCCTTTTGATCAAGCAAGATTAAATGGAGCCGGACTATCCGCACTCCGATAGTATTTATATAGTTATTGCTATACCAAATTTAAATAGCCGGTAGTCATTTTTTTACCAAAAAGTTTCAGAATTGTTTATCATCTCTACTACTTTTTGTTGGTATATCATTTTATTGTGTTCATTAACCATTAGTGTTTTTTTATCATAACCGAAAGTTGTATCCATATCATCCATATAAACTAATCTTTCAACTTCGTCAAAGAACGCATAAAATCTTTCGTAATGATTTTCTATATTATCGTAAGAATAATCTATCCAATCATATAATTTGTATCCTTCATCTTGAAGATACTTCATTGTTCCCATTTTTGCAAATACTAAAAAAGGTTTACCATGCTTCAAATGTTTTAATGTTTTTTCTGTTAATGAATTTGCATATGGTCTGGTTTCTATAGAAACATTCAATAAAGCTAAATCAGTTTGTGGAAAAGAGGCATACTGATCAATATTAGCTCTATTCACTTTAACAGTATTTCCATTCCTATCTACTTGTCTAATTTTAAACACTTCTTTAAATAATAAATTGTTATTTAAAATTTCATAATAATAGCTTCTATATTGTTCTGGTGTTTCTTTTATAAAACTATTTAATTTTATTCTTACATCTTCTAAATAATTTTCTATTGGTGTATCAGGTTGGTCTGCACATAATGTAAAGAAAGTATCTTCATGATTTAAAATATTTCTACGAGATGCTTCAAGCATAGATAAAATTCTAAATTCGTTGGAACTTGCTTTTCCTATGACATAACATACTTTTTTTGCTAGATTAGGATGACTATCTTTAAATGTTCTTTTAAGATAATAATCATGATTCCAATTATATCTAGGCAACATTCTATTTTTAGTTTTAGATAATTTAAAATATTTTTTTATATGTGGCTCTACGCTTTCTAGTGAATAACGGTTATCATAAAAACTTAAGTGATGATCAATATCATGTTTTCTAAAGAAATTTATTATATCATTAACTATAGAACTGTTTTCTGGAATAACTTCTAAACACCAAATAACACCAACCTCAATATAGCGAGAGAAAATGAATTGTATTAATGATGGAGTAAAATGTTTTTCTAACCACAGAGTAATGTTTTCAAGTTCATGAATTACTACCCATGGTATTAAAATTATATTTTTGTTATTTGAGTCAAGCTCATCCTCAATTGATTTATATTGTATGGACCAGTTTTTATAACGAAACTGTTCTCTTATTTCATAATCAATTTCGTCTTGTATTTTTAAATCATATAAAGGTGATTTGTAATCATGCCACAAAGCTAATATGTTCGAATCCTTTAGCATAACTATAATAAAAATATTTGTCCATTTGTTTTTTTGATTCAAAAGAATCTTCAGGAAATAAAAGACTTAAGTTTAAAACACATCCAGAATTTTCTATGTTTTGAGTTAATTTTGGAATACATCTTCCTAAATGAAATCCACAAAAGTAATAATAATTATAGCCTTCAGGGATTTCATTTATTTGTTTGCCAACCGTTATCTCATCCATAAGTTCTTCATCGTATTTAGTATACTTAAATATGTCACAATCAATATGTTTTAATTGTGTATTTAAGTATTTTCCAAAAGAAGTAGTTTCATCACTTAACCAAGGATATTTTTCTAAATCATAATCTTTAAGTTGTTTCCATGCATCAACTACTATTAAACAATCCACTTACTTTCTTCCAATATTGTATTTTGGACAAAGCTCCCAATTGTGTTTATCTTTAAATGATATAATTTTTATAGTTCTTAATGGAGCACATTCTAATGCTTCTTTCTTTTCTATAGTAAGTAAACCCCAATCACTTAGTAAAGTAGTAATTGTATTTCTACGAGCAATATCTGTTTCTTCTAAGTTAGATTTTTTTCCATCAAGCAAAAACAATTCTTTAAAGTGCACGATAAAATATCGTCCTTGTTTATGTAATATATGGCATGATTGGTAGAGCTTTTTATCTTTTCTAGATGCAACACCGATTCTTGTTAGTGTTTCTTTAATTTTTAAAAAATCGTCTGGCTCATCTATGGTTACTTCCAGCATAAGATCTGGTGACCATTCTATTAAATTATTTTCTTCTTCCACCTTTATTCACCTTCTGTTTTATTATAGTTATTTGTTCAGGCGACAGAAGGGTCAAAGCTACTCTTGCTTTTTCATTACTATAACCATAGTATTCTTTAACCGCTTCAATATCACTAACGGATTCCGCTTTAAACCATTTACTAAAACGTTTCCGTTGTCTAACCATATTTATAAGAAAATGATATTGTAGTTTCTTATCTATGTTATGATACTTATTCATTTCATTTGCAAGAATAACAGTATCATTAAAATAAGATAAACCACGATTAACCATAAAGGGGTTATATTCTTTTTCTGCTATATCATCAACCATAATATCTTTCTTGGTTGTGTTTATAGAATTTAAATAATCAAAATGATTCATAATATATTATCCATAAAGTCTATTATATTTTTTTAAATACATACTAGCTATATATTCATGACCAGCTTTATTTGGATGTGGATCTTCATCTGAAATTAAATATTTTTCTTTATTTCTTGCTAACACTTTAGACATAGGTTGATCATATACTGGATGTCTTAACCATCCTTTAGTCACTAGATTTCTATGAGGAAATTTAAAAGGTATATATTCATAATCAATAGGTTGGAAGCATTTGAGAAAAATATATTTTATATTTAGTGCTTCGCATATATCAGTAAGAGTTTCGAGTTCATCATAATACTTTTCTGCAAAAAAGCTTGGATCTGTTTTTGATATTAATGCTTGTGCAACAGAATAAGGACGATCACCTAAAAAATTATAAACTGAAGAATAGTCATCTCCATCTTTACCATCCAACCAACGTGTAGGATTAAAATGATGTTTATAATAAAAATGTAATCGAGTAGCATCAGTCCAACCAATTATAACTAAATCAATCTCTTTATAATTACGAGATATAAATGGAAGTGTTTTATCTAAAATATAATCATTTCCATATCCATATTTTGCAAAATTATAAAGAGGCTTATCTAATTTTTCTGCAACAATTTCTGGCCAATTTTGCCAAGAAACATTTGGATTTGGTGCTGTGTACCCACAACCTGCTGCTACTATCATTGAATTGCCTGTACTAATGTTTGTAATCTCATAACATCCATAGCAATATCATGCTTTGGATCATGAGCTATAAAGTTTTCACAGTTAGGTGGAATAAAACTATTCTTTAAATCTGATCCCCAACTTAAGCCTTCAATTATAGAGCGAGTATCTCTAACTTCCCACCATTCATAAGGCATCGGATTTCCAGTCTGTCTCATTATATATTCAAGAAAGATAGGATCAAAAGTATTTCCTCTTGTATAAACTTTTTTGACATTGGCTGATTTGTTTACAACAAAAAATCCATATAGTTCTGAAATAGATTTATCATCAGAAGAAGGTTTAATTTGTTCTTTTGCTAAATCACCTTGTTCCATCCACCAATTTAATGTATCTTTGTTTATATGTCGTTTATAACTTTTAACTTGATCTTGGACATCAAATTTAATCATATGAGTTTGTTCAACTAATTCATCGAACGTATATGAAATTGTATCACTAGTAAAACGTGATTCAGAAAAGTTTAACATTGCCATAGAAACAACTACACCATTTGTTTGTTCTTGTGATAGTGTTTCAAAATCAAATATACAAGCATTATTTAAACCATCATATGCTACCATCATTGCATCTCCACATTTGCCATGATTTCAGTCATGCATGCAACAACATTTAATTCATGATCTGCAACAAAAGCATTTTTATATTGATAGTCAGCCAAGATTAATACAAGTTGCGGAATTGATTGTGGTCTAACTTTATCTTGCATTCTATCATAGATTCCACGGAAAATACTTGACGCATCAGTGTCAATATTATTAGTAACCCATTGTCTCATCTTTTTAAAATCTTTACCTTTAAGATAAGTAAATAAATTTTGATATGATGTATCAGATAAATTTACAAGTATTCCGGCATCAATTTTTCCACTGATTGCATATCGTTGGCATTCATTAAGAACACGTCTCCAATCAGGTCCATGTTTTAAAATAACTTGAGCTAATGTATTACGTTCATATTCTACATTTTCTTGTTTAAGAACATCCTCTAGTCTTTGTAACATTTGTGTAGAAAGTCCAGCTAATGTTTTGCGATCTGTATTGAATTCATACACTGAACAACGAGAATGTAAAGGATCTATAATGCGATTCTTAAAATTGCAAGTTAAAATGAATCTACAATTGTTTGCAAATTCTTCAATAAATCCACGCAATGCGGGTTGCGTAGATTGTGGATTAAGATAATCAGCCTCATCAAGGATGACTACTTTATATCCTCCGGATAAAGATACTGAAGAAGCAAATTGTTTTATCTTCGTACGAAGAGTTTCAATGTTGCCTTCTTCAGATCCGTTAACTAGAATGTAATCTAAATCTAGTTCATTACATATTGCTTTCGCAACAGTTGTTTTACCAAGACCAGCAGATCCAGTGAAAAGCATATTAGGAACTTCACCAGAATCTACAATCTTTTGAAATACTTGTTTAAGCTGTTCAGGTAAAATGGTGTCTTTCACATATTGTGGGCGATATTTTTCTACCCACAAAAAATCATTATTCATATATCACTCCATTTTAAAAAGACAAACGCTACTCGTCAGCTTCGTCTTCTTCTTGTTTAAAGGCTTCCACAATTGAAATACCTTGTGTACACTGATCACGTAATTGACCAATTGTAGAAAGTTCTTCTCCTCTAAAACCACCACGCTGTGTTACTGTATCAATAACTGCAATTGTTGAACGACAAATATTATTCATTTGTTCGTAAGCTTTTTTATGATCCATTCTTATTCTCCATAATTAGAATTTTTTTCTACTGCAATCCAGTAGGTTAAGTTGTTTTCAGTATTAGTAAATTGCGAAATTAATTTAGATGAAACCTCAACATCATAATTACCAGACATCATTTTTAAATTAGCAATATTAAATATGAGATTATATTTATCTGTGTTTGATTCGCCGACTACATCAATACTGAAAGTATTTGCAGTCGAATTATCACTGCTTTGTACAGTAAGTGATACAACACCATCTCCGCCAGGTGAAGCGGTGAGTTCAGTGTGTCCAAGTGCTGCTGCGGCACGTTTAATACGATTTAATGTATCATTATCTAAATGAAATTTAACATCCACTGAAGGCATTGATGCAGTCTTTGTTGGTGTAGTTAACATTTCTACATCAGAGAAATAATAACGAATCTTTGATCTGCCGCTTGAATCTCCAATAACAGCATGATCATCTTTTAGTTGAATACGAGGTTTATCAACTAAACCTAAAACACCAAGAAATTCATTTAAATCGTATATACCAAAGGTTTTATCAAATGTTTCTTCTACATTTGCAACAGCTAGAATGTTCTTAGCTTCTGAAATAGTTGAAATTTGATTGCCTTCTTTAATTACAAGGTTAGAATTAATCCCTGCAAAATTTTTCAACTTTGCTAAAGTTGATTCGCTTAGTTCCATAATATACTCCTGTTTAAGTCAATTAATTTATTATACCACATTATTAGTATCTGTAACACCATTATTTACAAGTTTGCTGAAATTTTTTACTTTTGCAAACTCTAACTTGTTATTGAACTTCCCATCTAATATTTCACCTTTATGGGATATGACAAATACATTAGTATCATCATCAAGTGTATGTAAAATTTTCATAAGATTATCTACACCTTCATGATCTAATGAACTATCAAATGTTTCATCTAAAACTAAAAGATTAGTTGAAACACTATTTTTCATTTTAGCTACCATTCTCCAAGTAAACAATAGTGCTAAGTCGATTCTTTGTTTTTCACCTTCACTAAATGAATCATATGAAAAAGAATCTCTATGTCTAGATTTAATTGTTTCTTGAAAACTTTCATCTAAATCAAAGTAAACAAAAAAGTCAAGTATCTGTAAATACTTGTTCACTAGTTTATTAATTACTGGTAAATATTGTTTAATGATTTTTGTTTTAATACCAGTATCTTTAAGCATTTCTGACATTATCATATTATAGTTTAAAGATTCATTTGTCTGCAACTTTGCTTGCCAAAAATCATTAGAATCATTATTTAATCTTTCTAATTCTTTCTGTGATTTTACCACATCCCCATCATTGCCGCGTATTTTTGATATGGCATCGGTGAGATTTCTAATCTGTCCTTGCAACCGTAAGATTTCTTTATTGTTGCTAGAAATAGATGCGGTGGTTTCTCGTATTTTAGCAGCGGTTTGATTGAGCCGCTCAATATCTTGTTCCACAATAGTTGACTGTTCAGCGACATCGTCGAGAGCTTTTTTAATCTCTGCTGCCTTAGCTTTGGAGGAGGAAAGTTTCTCTGATCGTAAACTCTCACTAATATCTTGGGAACATGATGGGCATGTATCATTTTCTTCGTAAAATTTCGAGTCTTTGACGAGGGTCGCGATTTTTTGATTGAATTCAGCCTTGTATTGTAAGAGAGCTTGTTTTTTGTTGTGACTTTTTTTAAGCGCTTCATCGAGCCCATCTGATAAAAGATTGATTTCGGATTCCTTTTCACTATTGATGAACTGTAGTTCCGTGACTTCAGCTTCCGCGAGGAATATTTCATTTTCTTTGTATTCCACCTGATCATTGCTAAGAGTCTCCACTTCTTTAATATATTTTTCTTGCAGACTTATTTTTTCTTTTGTTAATTCCAAATCATATTCAATTTTACTAAGTGTATCTTTTAATGAACCTGTTTGTTCTTTTAATAGTTGATTCATCTTAGAAAAAATATTAATATCCAGAAGATCCTCGATAACATCCCTTCTATGTTGTGAAGGCAGTTGCATAAATGGAATGAAGGAGGAAGAGCCTAACACAACAATTTGATGAAAACTTTTGTGATTAAGTTTTAAGATGTTTTGTTCGAGGATCTTCTGGTACTCTTTGGCATGAGAAGACTGATTAAGCAGTTTTCCGTTTTGCCAAATTTCAAATATTCCTGGTTTAATACCTCTAATAATTTTAAACTCAGATCCTAAAGCATTGAAGGAAACTTCAACACGACAATCTTTGTTATTGATTGAGTTTATAAGTTGTGGTTTATTAATATTTCGATGTGGTTTACCAAATAAAGCAAACGCCAAAGCATCCAATAGTGTAGATTTACCTGCACCATTTTGACCTACAATTAATGTAGACTTTGTATCATTTAAATTTATTTCTGTCCAAGTATTACCTGTTGACAGAAAGTTTTTCCATCTAAGAGTTTTAAATAAAATCATAAAATTTCAAGCGCCTGAGCTTCTGTCATTAAGTTTCTCATTTTAGACTTAATGATGTCTTTATCTAATTCTGTATCTACTGCGTCAATATAACTATCGAGTAAAACACTAGTATCTTCTATTGATATGTTTTCATCGTCAACATTTGAGCCAACGAAATCGCTAAAGTTTTCTGCTATCTTTAGTTCATGTATTGGCCTATTTTGTATTCTATCAACAAATGAGTCAAATGTAAATATATCACTTTTATTATATACAACTATTTTTACAAATTTTTCATCAACAAGAGAAAGATCAAATTCATCTGGTTTAAATACTCTATCATCATAATTAATACGATAAAATAAAGTATGTGGATTTAAAATTGGAGTTAACTGTCTTGTTTCTGTATCTAAAACGTGAAAGTGTTTTGGATCATGAGCGTCGCTCCAAAAGAATTCCATTTGAGATCCTAAGTAATGTATATTACCTTCTTTAGATCCAACATGATAGTGGCCACTTAGCACATTTTCAAACCGTGAAAATAATTTTGGATCCATACCATGAGTGTTTCTAACACCTCTCATCATTTCAAATCCAGTTAACTCTAAATGACCAGCTAACCAATCAGCTTTACATGTTTTTACAAAGTTAATAGATTCATCATAATTATCATTTGCAATCCAAGGTAGCAATGCTATTTTCATGCTGCCATATGTCATAACAGTTGGCTTCATTACAATATGAATTTCATTCATAAAATGGCCAAGGAGTTCTTTTAATGAATTTACTTCATTTGTATTTTTATAAAACGTATCATGATTACCAGGAATGATGTCCATAGTAATCTTGTGTTCTCTTAATTTATCTAAAAAATGTTGGCGGTTTCTATTAAGAGCTCTAAAATTTATGAACTTACGATGATCATAATAGTCTCCTAGATGTAAAATGTGCTTAATATTATTTTCTAGTAAGTATGGAAAAAATACTTCACTATAAAATTTTTCAGCGTTGTCTAGGAAAATGTTAGAGCTATTACGTATACCACAATGAGTATCGTTAAGAATAGCTATTTTCATTCTTCAAAGAATTCCTCTAAATTAGAATCTGCAATTTTAGTTTTACGTTTTATTTTTTCTTTCTTTGCAAACTCTTTAAATTCCGTATCATAATGTTTTACTTTTTCAATGCGATCTTTCAACACATCTACAAAATGATTTGCAACAGTAGCCGCACCATCTTCTTCTCCAAAATATAAAAATGCTTCAGCTCCAGATTGTGTCATAAACTTATGTTTAATATCTTGTTGTTTCTTTTCTTTTTGAATACGTCTTAAAAAAGCGTACCAAATGATCTGTGTAAAATATGCAAAGGCATTCGGTTTGCCAGTTCTCGTAGCAGCATTAATGTTGTAGTTTTCAATTGCCTTTAAGCAATTTTCTACAGCATCCATTACCATTTCTTCTCTATAAGTATAACGTATAAAATTAGATTTATGAGATAAATTTTGTGCGATCTTTAGAAAACAGACAGCAATATAGTCAGGAACAACTGGTAATTTTTCTCCAGCTTCTTTTGCTTTATTAACTTCTTTTACATAATCAACCACTGCTTGAGAGAACTCAGAATTGTTTACATAATGTATATTTTTTTTCTTTGCCATGTTATAAGTTCTCCTTCAACATACTTTACTATACTACCATATTTTTCACCAAAAGTAAACAACTTTTTTTTCATTTTTTTTGAAAAAAGTGTGTTTTAGGGGTGTACATCTCGCGCAGCTGTGGTATAATATTAAAGTGGTTTTGGAGATGGGGATATACTAGTGTAGTTTATCTTTGTCAAACGGAAATTCTATTACGTTTCCATTTGATTCTTCTAAATTATCTATGTCCTCTAACGACGCTGCAAGTTTGTCCATTGCTTCATCTATATTCATTGATCCGCCGGCGGCTTCATCTTCTGTTTTAAATCTTATGAGAGCTTGCTTATATTCTTTAAGCATTTCTGAAGATGGATTTGCCATTGCAACTATATGATAAGCATTAATAGAAACTGGTTCTTCTAATTCATCTTTTAGCATCATCCAAGGTCTAAAAGAATAATACGTTATGTCATGAGCAGCTTCTAATTTTAAAATTTTAAAGCAAAAGCGTGCAATGATTTCATCTTCGTCTGGCTCACTTGAAACTACTTCACATATAATTTCTTCGCCATTTGTAAATTTAAATTGTCGAATCATTCAACTTCCACTTCATATATTTTATATTTGAATTTCTCTTTTTTATATATTTTTAATCTTTCTATCCCATGTAATAGTGAATAGTTTTTTCTGTTTTTCCAATGTAAGTCATCTGCAAGGTCGAATAATTTTGCGGCTGCACCGTCATCAGATTTCCTAAGTCCTCTTCCGATTGATTGTAAGACTTTAATTTGTGACTTACTTGGACTAGCGAATATGATATTATGAAGATTGCGTATATTAATACCAGTGCTAAAAGTTCCCAAGGAGGCCACGATGATCGCATTTTTTTGTCCTTCTGTAATTTTTCTAATTGCTTCTCTGTCAGAAGCTTCCGTATTTCCAGAAACAAAGAAAATTTTTCTACCTTCTTCAGCTTTAGATTCTATCATATCAAATAAAACTTTACCATGCTTTTGAACAAATTGAAATAAAACTAATGTGTTTCCTTTTTGCTTTAATGCTAAATTTCTAATAAATGTGTTTCTTTTTTTATCAGTAATTAAATGTTCAATTTCATCGCGGTATGATAATTGGCCAAAGTTTTTTCGAGTCTCTTCACTGTGTTTAAAAACTATCATTGAAATATTTAAATCAGCGAGAGTATTTTCATCTTGTAACTGCTTTGTGGTTGTAACCTTTAATAGTTTACCAAATAACCCTTCTAGTACCAATTGGTGGGTCTGTGTTCCATCGAGAGTGCCAGTAGTTCCAAACCTATAGGATGCATTACGTGATTTGTTCATAATCGAAGTTAAAGATTTAGATTTAAATCCATGACACTCATCACCAAACACAATTCCAAATTGTTCAAACCACGTTGGTGGTAATTTATATATGGATTGCCATGTACTAATAAACACCCTTTCATTTATATTTATCTTTGGTTGACCAGAGTAAATCACATGACACTCATCATTTGGTATCCAAGACTGATCTGCTGAAGAATAATCTTCAAAGTCTGAATACATTTGTCTAACAAGAGAAGTTGTTGGTACTATAATTAAAACCTTTTGATCGTAATTATGTAAGTACCACCTCATTAAAGCGTAAATAACGAGAGATTTACCAGATCCAGTTGGAGATAAGAGTACAGCTCTCTTTCTTCTAATTCCTTCACATATAGCATTAAACTGATAGTCTCTTATTTCTATTTCTTCATTACGGCTACGTAAGTCTAAACTTTTTATAAAAGACATGATTTCTTTTGGATTTATATTATTAAAATTTTCAGGTGGACCATATGGACCATCTTCATATTCAATTTCATAATTACGTTTTTTGCAAAAGTCTTTTACATATGGTAATAATCCTAATGCTAACTCGTGTGTTTGAGCATTAAATAATCTTATCTTTCCATCCCACACTTTATTTCTAAACGCAGGCATGAATTTATATCCAGGAACAAAGAAAGAAAAAAACTCACTTAATTCAGCAGCAATACCAAAATCACAGCCTACAAGCATAATGCTTTCATTTTTCTTTTGTATGATTAATTTATCCACCACTTTCGAATTGTTTCCACTTAATTATATTTCCAATTGTTTGGTGTCGCCATCTTAAAGTTTCTACTATTTCGTGCAAAGTTTCTACTAATGTTTTACAATATTCAATTTTTTCTTCACTTCTTTGGATTTCTACATCTGAATCATAATAGTAATCCATTTCACCTTTCATTACCTTTAAGCCTTCAAATGGATCGTAATCCCATCCTAATTTTTCTATTTCGGACTGGTCCATTTTTCCATTATAATATTTCCATTTTTGTTTTAATAGAATTTTTTGCTCTAGCTTTACTTTTTTCAATCGCAATTTTGCTATAGCTAACAACTGTAAATATTTCGCGTGGAGTGTTGCGGTGTCTACCGAAGATCTTGCTAAATCATTTTGATTAATAACGCTATCAGTTTTCCAATCACTCAATACATTATCTAAATTTATCATTAAACCTCTACATGCATATTAGAAAAAGTTGGCCGATGCTCGTGCTTTAACAATTCTTCTAATTTGTCATAAGCATCCATCTTTATATAATATTTATTATCGCCTATATGACCTTTTTCTTGCAAACTCATGAAGTCCCAAATATTATAAAACAGCCATCTAAAAGTAATATGAAGAATTGTCATATCACCACCGACTTGATATAAATCTTCGTATGAGGTTGATGAGTATCGACAGCCAAATCTACCCATCCATCGCCAAACCATGATATTTTTTTCTCTAGTTTTTACTTCTTGATCTCTTAATTGGTTTAATCTTTTTTCATCTGGTTCTTCTGGTTTCCATTTAGATATATTTAAATCAGAAACCGCCCAATTATTTTCAGTCCAATTTTGACTTTCTTCAGCCCAATATAAAGATAGTAAACGATTCATGGCATTACGTCTATATATGAAAATATTGCTATAATGATAATCATTTGCTTTTTGTATAATTAATTGACATAGTGTATCAGGGGTATATTCATTTATAATTCT